TTTTGCTCTTCCTTTTATATCCGAATCTGGAAATTTAATTTCGAAAACCGATGGGTCTAAAGATGGGTATAAAACCTTATCCTTTATTGCCGCTTCTATATTGTATGTATTTGGTGCATATTGACCTCCGCACTTATTTACAATCTTTAATTTAGGAACCGAACTAACTCCATCAACATTTGCTATGATTAATTCCAATTCTGAAATGTTAATTGTATTATTAAATGTAAAACTATCTATATCGAAATATTCTTTTAATTCGGATATACACTCTGATAGTACTTCACTTTTATTGTAGTTTCGTAGTGTTACTATTTCAAACTCAAGTCCTATGTTGATTATAAAACCATCGTTAATGTTTATACCATCTGTCAGAATTTTATATTCGTTTAAATACGTTTTTAAGTTTTCCTTTATTGCTCTATTAAGAGTTGATAATTTTTTATTTGAATCATATCCTAATAGATAAAGATTAATAGCAAATGGATTATTCTTTTCGTTATCATTAGAAGTTTTACCAACTAAGAATTTTCTGATTTCATCTTGGATAAGTTGCTTATCAACTTCTCCCGCTCCTTCTTCTCTATTTACAAAGCTATCCACCAACTCAGTAAACTCTCTAAGAACTTGTGGTGAAGCTAAAATAGAAGAAGGTGAATTGTTATCCAATGTACCATCTGCCGTAGCGTATGCTTTTGCAATAGCTCCAAACTTAGTTGGCATTGATAAAGCTCTGATTTGATAATCCTTTGATGTTACTGCTCTATTCTGAGAACCAAAGTTTGCTAATGCATTTTGTCTAATCTCTTCAATAGTATCACCACCCTTACCACCAGTTGCAGGTACTTCATTATCAATTGCTATTGAGTTTTTAGCTGCTCTATATAATCCTAATTGAACATTTGTAAATAAATCAATATCTTCTTCATACTCTACTCCATTGATTTGTGTAATTGTTCCTTTCTTAACATTTGATTCAACACCACCACCAACTAAATACTTTACAGTCATAGTTGTATTAGATGGAGATGTTCCATATGTTTTAGTTTTCAAAAAGTTAGTTGGGTCAAATGATTCTTCTAATTTAGAAATTGAATTAGGTAATCCTAATCCTACATTTTTAAATGAAGGAATAATTGTTTCTTCACTAACTGTTGGGTCTCCACTACCAAATTGAATAGTTGTTGTACTATCTGGGTTAACTTGCTTAACAAACCTTCGAGATGTTTTAAGTGTATTTAAAATATATGGAGTTGTTGATTTAAATTGAAATAAATCAGGGTCATTGTTTTCAGTATTTGGATAGTCAGTAAATACCAATTCTTGTGCTAAATAAGGAACTTCATAAAATTTATTTGAATCAGAATCTCTAACATCATATATGTCTATAATATTAGTATCACTTAATTCAATACTTTGGAATTCTTTAAATTGACCAAATTCTACTTCTCTAGTTTTTAATTCTGCAGATATTGCTTGTACTTGTTTTTTAACTAAGTAAAATGAAGCCTCTCCACTTACACCATCTCTTTGATATATTGTAATTTCTCTTTCTCTTTCATCAGAAAAATCTACAACATCTTGTGTAATAAATTGTACTGCATTTGTAGATTCACATCTCATACCTTCTTTTATTCGTAAGAAGTATGTTGAATCAAATGTGTTATCACGACCACTACCGATTGAAGGTACTAATTGATAAACCGAAAGAGTTGTTACTGATGGTGAAGATACTTTTGGTTTATATCCTAAGTATTGTGAAAGTGCTATTACATTCTCAATATCATCTGCATGAACCATTAAAGATTCTTTTAATGTATCATCTACATAATATGAAAGTGAATCACCCACATAAGATGCCATTTCAATAAACATCATACCAGGTGATGATTCGTTGAAATCAGAATATGTTTTTGGGAAGTACGTTTTAGCGAACTCGATTAGATTACCTCTAAACGCACTAAAATCTTTGTTAAGATATTTTATATCCTTACCTTTGTTCTTAAAGTTCTTTGATGTTTTTGTTATTGCCATATCGTATTATCCCTGTACTGTAAATGTTAGAGTTTCTAAATTAATATCATCTCCTATTCTAAATTTAATTGAAACGTTTAGTTTATTATTATCTCTCAATTCGTCAGTTGATTCAATATCAATCTCTTCTGCCGTAACATAAGGTAACCATTGCTCTAAACTTTCGTTTATAGTATCCTCAATTCTACCTTCTAAGTCATCTACATTTTGTTCAAACAACAATGATTGTAAACCACTGCCAAATTCGGGTTGTAAAATACGTTCCCCTCTTTTAGTAAGTAGAAGATTTTTAATATTTGATTTAACTTGGTCTTTGGTTTGAAAAGATTGCTCGAAAGTATTTTCACCAAAGGTTAATGGCAAAGTAACACCAATAGCATAACTTGAAAATGCCTTAGTATCTTTAACGATTTTTCTTCCTAACTCAACTGCCATAATTTATATTACATTCCTGGTCGCCAATTACCATTACTTTTTTTATCCATAGCTTTTATAAGTTCTGAATTATCTCTATTCAAAACTCTATCTAAACCTGCCAATCCGGTTGAAACTCCTAACCCTTGTTTTTTAACACCTCCTTGCATATCACCATATCCCATTTTTTGTGCTATACTTTGTGCTCCTAATGTATGAGTTGAGTTTGAATTAAACTCCATTGTATTAGATGATACTTCAGTTGGTGCACCAGCATAAGATGGTGGTTGTCTATCTAATACACTTCTAGATGTATTTTCACTTAAACTAAGTGGCTGTGTTTGTTGTAATACCTTATTTAACATTGGGTTTTTACTTAAAACCCTTTCTGTTTGAATTGGTTTTTCAGAAACCACCTCATCCATAAATGTAGGTTGTGTTGGTGTAATAGCCTTTTTAAGTTGTTTGTTTTCTCTTAACAACTTTGCCATTTCTTTCTTTACACCTTCTTTAACTAGTGTAGGAAGAATCACTTTGATTTCCTCCTTAACTATTATTTGTATTGCTTTTACTAATTTGTCAGTATCCATTGTTGTAATGTTTTCCTTTCTATATAAATATTTGTTTTATTCTTTTTTGATTTTTATTCACACTTTGTTCCACCCATTTCTAATTGTGATATGAAATCAGGCAGAATATTTTCCATTTCTTCATCAATTACACCATCTGGTATAGTTTCTTCTATAACATCCTTTAATATTGGAGTACCCAATATATCTACATCGCTATCAACATATTGTGGACTTGGTGTTAATGTAGAAATATCATCATTTACCACTTGTTCTAATACCGGTGGTTCACTACCATCTGATGATGGGAAGTTAATATTTGGTATTGGTATATTTGGTGGTATTAGATATGCAGTCCAAGATATAACAGCAGGTGATGGTATTGGTGATGGTGCTGATGGATATAATGATGTTGTTTGTATTATACCACCCACACTAAATAGATGTACCGTTGCTGCTAAGATAAACATATTAACCATTATAACTTGTTTAGTAGCGGGTTTTAATGGTGGATACATTGGCCAAGTACCAGGGTTTGTTGCTATATTTGAATTAACTACTATATTTTGTATTGTACCTGGTGCTGGAATTAATGGTATTGGAAATGGATTCATTTGTGCTCCCATCCAATATCCTTTAACGCCATTACCAAATTCATTTACCAATGAGAAATTTGTACCAGGTGGAGTTGCTAATCCTTTTAATAATGCAATTTGAAAAAATGCTTTAGCTAAATCCTTATTACCTTTTTGAACCGATTCTAAATTTAATAAATCCTTTCCCCTCTTTACTACTGCATCATATTCATCTGCCCAAATAGTTGCCACAGTATCAATGTTAAGAGACGGGTTATTAATTGGATTAGTTTTCCTTAATATATTTTTTTTAAATAGTGACCAAGACATTTTATGGAATTTTATCAGTAACGTTACTAACCACATCAGTTGCTGAACCTACTACATCATCTAACATACCAGCCACATCAGGTATTTCTGGTAGGTTTGGTAGTTCTGGTATTGCTGGCAACTCTGGTAATTCCGGCAACTCTGGTATTGGTGGTAGTTCCAATGAAGGAACTTTTGGAATCTTAGGTAAACCCCTTTTCTTATGTTTAGGATTTTCTTTTAACTTTTTTTTTCTAAACTTAGGTAGAGGTGGTAACTTTGGTAATGATATCTTTGGAATTTTAGGTAACTTTGGTATCTCAGGTAATTCAGGTAATTCAGGTAATGGTGGTAGTTCAGTTGGTATTGATGAAACAATATCACCAACAGCACCAGTAACATTATCAATTGCATCAGTTACACCACCTACAATATCACTTGCTGCATCGGTTACACCACCAGCAGCTTCACTTGCCATATTACCTATATTATCTTCTAATCCCATATTACTTTAATTGTACAGTACTACTTAACATTGAATTCAACTTAGCTTTTAAAGATGCGAATTGGGCTACACTTGTTGGTCCAGGTGCCGATGGACCTGCTGGAGTTACATATATTTGTTGTACCACTAAATCTATCATCTCTCCCAATAAATCAACTAATGTTTGTCCTTTTGGTGCCGGTTCTAACTCATCCTCTTTAGTACTACCAAGTGAAATTACACCACCTCCACTACAAGTAACGTAAAAATCAAAATCATCTTTAACATCAAAATAAATTGCTTCGTTTGCTGTTACATTTATACCCTTAGTAGTATCTATTGAAAATTGAGAATCTGTTATAAACCCAATATCACCTTTACTAGCAAATATCATTTCTGATGTTTTTGCTGAAAGAATGATTCTATCCGAATTTAATAATATTTGGTTACCTCTTAATTCGTTTGGATACTTAAAGAAAGATTCTTTTTTGTTTTCTGTTGGTAAAGTGTAATTGAGTAGTGCATTACCACTTCCCAAAAATATAATATTATTATCTTTATTTATATTTTCGTTTGTTGAAGCTCCTATTTCCTTACTTAGAGATTCTGCACCCTCACCATTTCTAATTGTAATAGTAGGAGAAAATTCATTATCAGCATTATTATATCCACTAAATCGTATTGATTGTCCAAATCTACTTTCTAATAAAGTATCACCTTCATATAATTTTAATTTGTGTATATTTGATTGTGACTCAAAGTAATCACCTAACTTAGATAAATCGGTATTATCTTCGGTATCACTTCTGCTAATTCCTGTATCTTTTACTTTACTATATTCTACTGAAGATGCTGCATCAGCTGCTTTTTCTTTTTTACTAGTACCACTTATTGCCTCTGTATCTGTGTTTATATTTGGTATTGGTGAACCTATAATTCTTTCATAATTAAATCCACCTGATTCCAATTTTATAATTCTAACAACTTCATTTATTGTTGGTAAAGAAATATTTGATTTATTGTATGGAAGTGCTATTGATAATGATTCATCTCTTTTATTTGGTTGAGTTGTTAATCTAAATTGAACAGCACCAATATATTTACTTTTTAATTGTTCTTCAATTTCTAAATCATTAAGTATATCATCATCAGTATCTAAAATTACTTTATAGACAGATGCCATTGAACCCTTATCTGTATTTCGGATTGTTGTTCTTTGAGTTGATAATTTATCTAAGTTATTGGTAAACATTTAACTTTCTATTTTTTGTTTAACCTCTTCTATATCGTTTTGGATATCATCAATCTTTGCAACTTCATCTTGAACTTGTTCAATCTCTGAAAGTAATTGTTCTCTTTCTTTATCAGTAAGAAAGCCAGTATCACCTTCTGATTTTTGACTTGATGCAACAATTCTTTGTGCGATTGTTGCTAACTTAACTAATTGGTCATCGTTACGAACTGATGTATCAATTAAGTCTTTTATGACTGGACCTATGAGTGCCATATCACCTTTATGACTAATCATTTTTCTCATTTCAAAAATTACTTCTGAAATGTGTTTCTTTTTATTTATCTGATTGTTGTATATATCCTCAAATAACCCACTAAGGTTTTTACCTGGGAATAATTCGAAATCTGTTGACATACTTATATAGATTATTATTCTATATATAAATATCAATAAAGAAAAAAGTGATTTTTATTTGTTCTTAGAGTAGACTTGTTTTAATAAGAAAAGAATTCATCCTCATCATTGTTATCAGATATTTCACCATGGTCTAAATATTCATTTAACATTCGCTTCTGATGAGTTTTCATAACATTAACTACTTTTGTAATGTAATGTGTTTTACAATCTGTCATTTCTCTAATTAAAAGATAGAGATGTTTTTTATTGAAATTTTCTATATACTGACTTCTTCTGAATAGTTCTAAAATAGCATCTGCTATTTGAATATCTCGTTTCTTTGTAAATACTTTTGTAAGATTTTTATCCCAATATCCTAACATCAATTCTTTGAACTCATCGAACTCATTACCTTTTTGTTCGTGATAAAAATCATTTTCAGGATTCCAAGTTTCAGGCATTTGAGAAAGTAGTGCCGTTTTCTTATAACGTTTATAGTTTCCGTTATTTTGTAAGATTAAGTGATTCTTAGCAACAATAGAAAAATAAGAAAATGCTCTACCCTTATCAGGTTTAAACATATGAATCTTTTGTACCAATACCGATACTACTTCCTTTTTAACATCTTCCTTAGATACATCAAAGTATGAGAACTTAAATGTATTTAAAATATTTTCTGCTAACTTTTCAAATGGAAATTGGATTCTATCTTTATATATTTTATTTCTCTCTTTTGGGTCATCACTAGCATTGTATTCAATGATGGCATCTTGAGCAGGTGTACCGAAATATATTTTTGATTTCTTTTTTCTAGGTCTAGGCATATTTTTTATAAATTATTCTTATACTTTTCAATAGTATCTTTTAACTCTTTGAAAACCACACCAACTTCATCATCCGATTCAAACGAACCTTTGATATCAAGTTCTTTCATCTCCTTCATCATGTTTTCTAAAGTACCAATGGATAATTCATTTAAGTTATCCATATCATTAGCAATTGTTTCAATTTGTCTAACTAATTGAGTACCTCTGATAATAAAAAATATATTGGATATTACTAAAACTCCAATTACTATGTATAAATAAATTTCTTCCATTTTGATATTATATTTTACTAATATACGAAAAAAAGTTTAACTTTCCAAATTATGCTTCACCTTTTTTTCCAAAGAAGGGAAATGATGAAATTTCGTTTTCATCTTCTTCCTCTTTTTCTTTTTGTATTTCGATGTTTAGTTCTTTGATTTTTTTCATAATAGCATTATCAAATCTTACCTCATCTATTAACTCCTCTTCAATTAATTCATCAACTATTGTTTCTAATATAATTTCCAAGGTTCTAATTTTTTGTTCTAATATATAGAGTCTTGTCATATGTTATATAGTTAACGAACCAGTTGTTACGTTAAGTGAATGTAAAAATTCTTTGAATTCTTTATCTGATGGTGTTTCATAATCTAGCTCACCAAATGCTTTGTTAATTGAGTTGTGATGATATCCCATTGATGATGCCATTCTAACACACATAATTTTAAATTCATGTATATTCATATCATCTGGTACATCAAACGTTACGTTTATTGCCTCTCTATTTGTAGGCTCTTCCGATTTATATGATAATATTCCCATTATACTAATTGATATCCTTTATCTAAAAGAGGTTGTGCTTTTTTGTATTTAACAAATTCCATTTCTCCTTCAGGTGATTGTAACATTACTCTTTCATTTCTACCAGGTGTTTTCTCTGCTTTAATTTGACCACTATATCTTCTGATTGGGGAGTTTATACTTACCCCATCAATAGAATCAATTAATCTCTGAGCAGTAATACATTCAAATAATCCCAAGTCATTCATATATTCTTCTTGGTCTTTCCATTCTTTTTTATCTGATGAGAATTCTACTACACCTAAGTTATCAGTATCTATTTTAAACCATTGATGTCTAGCAGTTTTTCTAACCTTTTTCTTTTTATCTAATTCTTTTTCAAAATAAACAACCATCTCTTTTGATGTTTCGGTAACCTTCGGATTAACTAATGTTAAATCATCATACTCACCACCAAACTTAATAGTAACAATACGTTTATCCATCCCAACATCAGATGCATTTACAGCATATTCGTTTTCTAATTTAGATATCTTTTCTTTATATTCGTTTAACTCTTCATTTGTAACGGGAGTTCTTTCAATTCTCTTTATTATCATAATATTTTTCTATTTCGTTTGTTAAATAATCTACCGATTCCGAACTTCCAATGAATGCTCCGTGTTTTCCGTAAAATCTAATCCATTTATCTTTATCGGATTCTATTCTTTGTTTTAGTTCATACAATTCAGGTAAAGAAACTTTTATATAACTCATAATAAATCTTCTGGTGTTTCTCTATAAACTCTGTAACTATCTTCATCAAAGTGTTCAGTC